GCTGGCTCCCGGTGATGACTACACGACTACGGATTCAGGAACTATCACCTTGGCTTCTGGCGCGGCCTTGAATGATTACCTGATTGTTTGCGCTTTCTCTAGTTTTGAAGTGGCAAACACTTACACGCAAACGCAAGTGGATGCGTTGTTCTTGACGCAGACGAGCGCGTCAACAACGTATGCAACTAAAACTGAATTGACTTCTGTTGAAGCATTAGCCCTGTTGGGACTCTGAGGAGATAGGTAATGGCAAACACATTTACGGCATTGTTCCGTGGGGCTGCTTCGACTGGTAGTACCACGTTGTACACGGTTCCCGCTGCAACTAAGACGCTGGTTACGTCGATCACGGTGGCGAACACCGCTGCCGCTGACGCGACGTTTGACCTTGAGTTGAACAGCGTTGCGATTGCGAACGATGTGACCGTGGCTGCGAATGATTCGATCACTTGGGAGGTCAAGCAGGTGCTTGACGCGACCAACACGATCACGGGCTTGGCTTCGGCTACGACCGTGAACTTCCACATCAGCGGATTGGAGATTTCCTAGTGAGCATCCAGCGGTTGAAGAACGCTGATGGGTCATTCCTGCTGTCCAAGATCCTGACAGATGTTGGCACTCACACGTTCACGGTGGGACAGACGAGCGGCAACGTGCAGGTGAGCGCGTCGCCTCGCGTGAATGTTGTGTTGAGTGACGGCTCTACGAGTCTTAATCAGGGTACCGGCACGGACTTCGTTGTCGGTGCAGCGAACTTTGACAACATCGCCATTGAAGCGTTTGAGCCAGATACGTCGGTCGCTCTTCGACTGATCGGTGCGGAGACTTCGACGGCTGGGTCTGTCCCCTCATGGTATGACCAAGTTGGTTACGTCATGGGTGGTAGAGATCGGGGCGGCGCCAACAATCTCACAAACGACAAGTATCTCGCTACCGCTCGCACTTGGTCTGTTGGGACACCTCTTCCCGTGACTGCTTATCAGTCGCGTGGTTGTAGCAATCAGGGTGTCGCTGGCTACCTGTGTAACGGCGATATGAACGGCGTGAATTACAGCGACGATGTGCAGAAGTACGACTACTCCACGAGCACATGGAGTGATCTTTCTTCTGTGTCTACCCCGTGGAGGGGGCGAGATACCCACTCGGTTTTTTGGGAGCGTGGCGCGAACGGTTACGTTTGTAACGGGGGCACGACTGGTCAGTTATCAACCGCCGACAAGGTTGCTTTCGCAACGGACACTTTCTCCACGATAAGTAATGCCAATTACAGCCGTTCAGTCACGCAATTTTTCCATCATCGCGCAAACAACACCGGATACTCGTGGGGCGGCTACGACGGTGCGAACAATGCAGATGAATGGATGATGCTTGATATGAGTTCGGATACTTGGTCGCATCTCGCCAATCAGGGTTCGGCTCGCCGTGAAGCGGGAACCGTTGTTGAGGAGGCGGTAGCCGCTTTCACGGCTGGTGATAACACTTTTACCAGCCAAAGCATCACTCGGCATCCTTACCCCAGTACGTCGGGTTCCACGGTTTGCTACATAGCCGCACCCGTACAAAGTCCTGTCCCGTTGTCGTTTGACACGCACGGCCTGTGGGCCGGTGGTTGGAACGGTGACGAGCGCAACTATGTCCAAACATTTGAGTTCGCTACGACCACCAATTACATCTCTACTTATGTGAACGCTTACCTCTCTCCCTCGGGTGAGTACGGCGGTGCGAACGCCGCAGACGGTGGCATGAGTGACTCTCATCGAAACGGAGCGGGGTTTTGGGACGTATGATCGACGACCGTCCAGACATTCTGGAATCCATTGAGGAAATTATCCAGCCACGGAGCCGCTTCCAACTGGAACGCTTCGTGCTTGGTCAGCACGACACAATCGAAATGGCCTTTCAGCAAGTGTGCATGGAACTGCGTGCAACGATCTTCTCGTGGAAGCGTGCCACGTTACGCCGCCAACAGATTGAGATTGAGGTGGCTCGGCTCAAGGAATCCGACGATGAGGTCGATCACCTTGAGGCGCAGATCAAGGAACTGGACTTGGAAGAGGGCAAGTTGCAGGAGCGTGGCACTCTGCGCGAACTCAACCACTTGATTGATATGTACGACCAGTTCCCGCACAAGTTTACTTACGACGAGTTGGAGGCGGCGCAGCCTGCCTACTGGCAAGCACGCCTCAGTCGTCAAGCGGAGTTGCAGGCCATTGGTCAGGGCAAGGTTGATTGGGCGCAACTGAACGCCATTCATCAGGCTGGCTTCTTGCCTGAGTTCATTGAAAAGACGGGTATCACATCAAGCGAGAAGAAGGAACTAGGAAATGCCTGAGACGAAAAACAGGGATACGGCAGACATTGTTGATGATGCTGCTACGCAAGAAGATCTGGCTTCGGCTGGGTTCAGTCCACTTCTCATGATGGGAGCATAAAAAATGCCGACCACTTACAAGGTGCTGGGACAGGCCGCGTCAAGCGCGTCGTCGCTCTCAGTCACGAACAAGGAACTGACAAGCAACGTCGCTACGTTGACGTTGAGCGCAGCGCACTCTATTGGCGTGGGCCAGCAGGTGAGCGTCGCTATGGATACCGCTGACGCAGCGTTCGATGGTGTGTTCACCGTCACCGCTGTTACTAGCACGACTCTTTCCTACGCTTCTTTTGCGTCCGATGTTGCAAGCACAGCAGCGACAGGAACGCTGACAGCGTTTGAACACTCCACGCTCTACACCTGTCCGTCTGCTACGGCAGCCGTCGTGTCCACGCTCACGATCTGTAACCGCAGCAACACGGCTGCCTACTACACGGTCGCTATCTCTGACTCAAACTCTGGTGAGCCAGCGACCAGCAAGTACATCGTTCGTAACGATGTGCTGACGGGGTTTGAGACTGTCGGCCTCACTCTTGGTCTGACCTTGGATGCAACAAATAAGTATGTGCGCGTGAGCGCGAGTAACGCGAACCTCACGTTCGCTCTGTTCGGATCGGAGATTTCCTAACATGGCTATTGATCGTCTAAAGAACCCGTTTGGTGCTACCCAAGTTACTTCTGGGCTGGCCCCTGAAAACTGGTCATACTCCAATGCGCAGAGTGGTGGTGACACTCCGTTCACGTTCACGGGAGATGGAACAGCCGGAACCGTGAATGGTGGCATCTACCGCGTGCATCGTTTCCCGTATGCCGCAGGAGCCAGTTACGACATTACGTTCTCGCAAGCGGGAATCATAGATGCCCTTATTTGCGCAGGAGGCGGTGGTGGACGAGGCCACCTTGCCAGTAGTAACGCATACAGCGGGGGCGGGGGTGGAGCCGGTGGGTTGATCCTTCAATACGGCTACGGAGTGACTGCCTCTACTTACTCCATCACCGTTGGTAAAGGTGGTTACAACAACGACGGTTACGGGCCGTACTACTACCGAAGTACATTTGATGACGGAGACGACTCTGTGTTTGGATCGCTCACCGCTGTTGGCGGTGGATCGGCTGGTGTTGGTTACACAACCCCGATTGAGGGATACCCCGGTGGCTCAGGCGGTGGAGCGTCTCACAACAGCGCCACCTCGACCGGCGTAGGGGTTCGCAGCGGTGGTGCTGGGACTGCTTCGCAAGGAAACGACGGCGGCTCTGGTGGCTGCGTGGTTCTGCACTACGCCTCGGGCGGCGGTGGAGGATACGTCTCGGCAGGTGGGTCTAACAGCGCGACGGATCAGTCTCTTGGTGGCGGTGACGGCGGTGACGGGCTTGCCAATTTTAAGTTCGATGGATTATCGAACGGGTACGCAGCCGGTGGCGGGGGCGGATCGCAGAATACCTCCGCTTACGGCCCTCACGGAAGCGGCGGCGCAGGAGGTGGAGGCGACGCGGCGGGGACTAGCGGGATTCCTTCTAACGCGACTGGAATTGGTTGCGGCGGCGGTGGCGGTGGTAGTGGGAACGTCACCTTTCGCGGAGGACGAGGCTCCGACGGAATCGTCATCATTCGTTACCGCATCGGATAACTAACAAACCCATCAACCCCCCGCATGTGTGAGGTGCGGGGGTTTACCTATGTCCAAGGAAAGTGAATGACTCTTGACACACCCGGCGCAGTCTTAGCGATCCTGTCAATCGTTGGCTTGATGCTGTCGGCTCTCATTTTCGTGATTGACGCTCGCATCAACCGGATGTATCGAGAGATGAAACCTAACGGCGGCCAGTCCATGAGGGATGCGGTTGACCGTATCGAGAAGAAGATCGACGGCCACATCATGTGGCATTTGGAGGATAAGGAATGAACTCGTGGAAAGACTTCATGGCGTTTCTGAACGATCACCCTGTAGGTGTGGCGTTGAAGATCTTCGCTGCGACTGCCCTGACGTGGGTGGTGGACAACATCGCGGGGTTCGGCTTGCCTCCGGTTCTTGTGGTTGCGATTCCTCCGGCGATTGTTGTGTTGGTTGATTACTTGAACGGTGAGAACCCTCGCTTCGGGCGGCAGTCGGATGGCTAAGTTGGTGAAGGGCGGTGTCGTCCTTCGTGACCAGATCAATGGTCGCTGGCCCGGTCGGGATAAGCGGTCTGATGGTTGGATCGGGGATCGGGCGCACTCTAAGCGCAAGTCCGATCACAACCCTGACAAGAATGGTTGGGTTCACGCTCTCGACATTGACGAGAACATGGGCAAGGGCAAGTGGCGCAACGGTAGGGCGGCGAGGAAACTCGCCGACCAGTTGCGTGCGTATGCAGCATCCGGCCTGCCGGGTAGCAAGCGCGTCAAGTACGTCGTGTACGAGGGTCGGCTCGCCTCGGGCACTTACCGCAGTAAGTGGTGGAAGTGGCGGCCTGGTAATTGGGGCCACTACCAGCACATTCACATCTCGTTCACGGAGAAGGCACAGAAGGATGAGCGCCTGTGGCCGCTTCCTATCCTGACGAAGGATCGTCAGTTGAAGAAGGCTTGGCGGAAGAGGCTGTATGGCTAGATTGCCTGACCGTCGCCCAAAGAAGAAGAAGTACCGGACTGCTGCGTGGACGAGGGCCGAGGGGCAGAACCCCGAAGGTGGTCTTAACGAAAAGGGCCGCGCATCTTTGCGTGCAAAGGGACAGGACATTAAGCCACCGCAGCCGGGAGGTGGCCCTCGCAAGCGTTCTTACTGTGCTCGCAGTAAAGGTCAGATGAAGAAGTTTCCAGGGGCAGCCAAAGATCCTAACTCTCGTTTGAATAAGGCTCGTCGGAAGTGGAAGTGTACTAACTAATGGCTGATAACAAGGCAGTTGTCAATGAACTTCCGTTCGCCATCGGTCGAGACATCATTGATCGGCTGGCTCGTTATGACCGGAGTTCGTTTGCCGCTGATTACGCGATAGGTAATCAAGCGTGGTTGAGTGCAGCACACGACGCTAATCCTATTAGTCGCGTGACGACGCAGTACCAGAAGGAGCGCGTCGATCAAGAGGCTTCAGCGGGTGAGAACTCGCTTTCTAACTGGTGGCTTCGGTCGGCTACCTCGTGGCATCGAGGGGCCGGTGCTGATTTTTATGACGCAGACGAGGGTGACCTCTTCCGTTTTCGTGAGTCAGCAAACATCGACGTTTGGACTCAAGGCCAGTTGAGCCTACTGAATGACACCGATCAGGTGGCAACCCACGGAGGCTCTTACGCTCACACCTGCACGATGGGTACTTGGTTTGTCAACGGCGGCAACGTTTACCTGTATCAGATTTCCTCATCTAGTGTCGTTGAGATAACCGCTTTCACGGCGACCGCACAAGCATTGACGACGGATGGTTGTCACGCTCTCGTAGCGGCGAACGATGGTCTTTACGAAATTACCGAGTCCCTTTCGGTATCGAAACTGTACGACGCACCGGGAGGTGCGTGGACTGTCCAGGCCCTTGGCTACGTCAAAGACCGAATCATTGTTGGGTGTCAAATAACTGACGCATTGCCCATGCGCGTGTTCGAGTTGGGTAGGAACCCTACCTCTCCCCCGGCGGCGATTGACTTAAACACGACGACCGGGGATTCACGATACGAGTACGCGACGACGGAACTGGATTTTGTCGCTGTTACGGAAACCACATCGGCGATCTTGGTTGCCATGAACATTGGTGTTCAGGCGAAGGTCTTGTCCTTTACGATTGATACGACTGCTACTGGCTCCGGTGGGATGCTTGAGCCGATTAATACTGCTGAGTTCCCCACGGGCGAAGTGCTCCGCACTCTTAAGTCTTACCTGAATACGTTTGTCGTCGCTGCTACCAACCGTGGTATTCGTGTTGCTGCTGAATCCCAATCCGGTAATGGTTTTGTTTATGGTCCTCTATCCGTGGAGGACGACATTCAAGATCTTGCCTTCGATGGTGAGTATGTCTATGCGACTCGAAGCCTTGAGCGTTTAGGTGAGCGAGGCCTGTGGCGAATAGATCTTGGGGAGCAGGTGGGTAACTTCTACGCCTACGCTTCAGATATTTCGGTAGCCAATGGAACACCTCAGTCGGTTGCTTTCGTGGGTACGACGGGACGTGCGCTTGTCTGCACAAGCACGAATGTTTATGTGGAGTCGGCTACGGTCAAGGCTCCTGTTGGAGTACTTGATTCTGGCTTTGTTCGGTTTGGTACTACTGAGTACAAGCAGCCAGTCTCCTTCTCGATCCGCAGCAAGAGCGAGACTGGAACGCTGGGTGTGCGTGTGGTGAACCCCGCTGGTGATGCCGCAGATTTCGGCAGCGTTCCGTTGGGCACGGTTCTTAACATTCCTGTGTCAGCGGATCTCGTGCCGGATACGGAGTTCGAGGTTCGTGTGACTTTGACTCGTGATTCGAGCGACACGACCAAGGGGCCGGTCTTGGAGGAGTGGCAGTTCAGGGCGCTTCCGGCTCCGCTTCGTTCGCGCACCATCACAATTCCGCTGTTAGCCTACAACGAAGAGCAGGATTCCAACGGGGTCATCCGAACGAGCGACCCGTGGACACGGCTTCAGGCGTTAGAGAAGTTGGAACAAAGCGGCGGTGCTTGTTTGTTCCAGGACTTTTCGAATAATGAAGAACGCATCTGCGTGATTCGCGCCGTTCAGTTCGAGCAAACTTCACCACCTTCTTACGTCAATGGATTCGGAGGGATGGTGACCGTACAACTACAGACTGTCGATGTGGAGGTAGTGTGATTTCAGCAGTTCCCTACGTTGTGGAAAACGAGCGAGCACCAATTGTGGTCAAGGTTCGAGAGCGACTAAACATCCCAGGTGATAACTGCTTGGATCGTGGATTGATGGAAGTCCTTCGTGGGCTTCAGCAGGCAAATGGAATTACCGCTCATGGGGAGTTGGACGAACAAACGTTGGGATTGTTAAGCCTGACGATTTGGTAAAGGAAGAGGGACGCATTGCGCGTCCCTTCTTTTTTTATGCCTTTTTCTGAATGTCTTCGAGTTTGGTTTCCGCGATAACGTGCCGTCCACCACCCCTGGTGCTGGGCTTGAACTGTTGTACGAGTTTGGTGAAGCAGTCGTCGCACAGTTCGCCGAGGTAGTGGGTTGATCCGCGTCGGGCAGACCACTCCTTTATTGGTATGTCATCTTCGTGAATCCCGCATTTGTCACACGCCAGACTCGTAATCTTCGCCACTTGCTACTCCGCTCTCCGTAGGGGAATGACGTTTTCGTCTTCTGAGTAGAAGCGCATTCCCGTGAGCACTCTGTCTCGATACTGCCGATCTACGGTGATCCCGAGGTAGTGCTCCGTCTGCGCCATGTTCTTGTGGTGCAGTAAGTATTGGACAATCCGCATGGATCTGTCCACTCCCTCGTCTTCGAGGCGCATGAGTAGTAGTCGGGCACCTGTCCGACGCAGGGTGTGTCCCCCTTCACCGCGCACATCTTCCCACCCGATGCGGGTGAGTCCCTTCTTGATGATGTCTGCTGGTCGTCGGACTGGCTTGGTTGGGATGTAGGTTCCGTGCCCGTTGGTGCCGGGAACTAGGTGGTAGTCGGGCTTGAGTTCCCCGACCTGGCTGGTGAGCCAGATCAGGTGTCGCCGGAGTTCCTGCTCCAACTCGAACATCATGGGCATGGAGTCCACATCTCCGGTCTTGAAGATCCTGACGTTGACTCTTTTGGACTCTAAATCCACATCCCCTACGCGCAAATCTAAGACCTCAGAAATCCTGAGCAGGAGGTTCAGTCCAAGTGCCAGGATAATCCTCTCTATTTGGCTCTCAGAGCCGTTTATGAGGGTGTTTACGTCGCTCGGGTGGACACGTTTCCGCTCCTTCTTGGGCGTGGGTCTCTTTCTGGTGTTGATGAGTGGGTCGAAGTCGGGGTTCACCATCTTCATGGCTCGGCAATACTTGAAGAATTTGCTGAAGCAGGCTCTTCTGAGGTTTGCCGTGGACGGGGAGATCCTGCGAGCGTCCAGCACCTCTTGGATGTGACCGCCATGAATATCCGATACGGGTCGGTTCCACCCGACCACCGTTGCAAGATGCTTGATCGAGGAGATATCGTTCTCAATTGTCTTCGGCGAGTACCCCTGAGAGTACCGCCATTCTATGTAATCTCTCTTGGCTTCCATGAGTGTAGGTATCATGTCCCTCATTCTAATCCTGTCGTCACCCTAATTGCAACATGATTGCAGGTTGTGGAAAACGCAGGGTGATTCCTCCCCCTTGCAGGCTAGTGCGTCACAGGTTTATCCACAGTTCCACTAGGCGGGAAAACGCTTGGCTTGTGTTTGACATACGCGCTCATTAGTGCATGATGTGTATCAGACCTGCCACACGCAAGGTGTTCGCATGGTGACACAGGACGGTGATTGGCACATGGGTCAGTACAGGAAGTTACCCCCGAAGAACGAACTAGAAAAAATGTTGGATGCTGGGATGACACACCGGCAGATAGTGGAAAAGATTTTCGAGGACACGGGAGAGACTGTGTCCTTGTCCACCGTAAGTTCCGGCCTATCTCGGATGGGCTTGACCGACCGGATCAGGTACGACGATTTCATACCTTGGGGTCGGATCTCCGTGGATCACAACACGGCCTACCAGTTGCAGATGCTCCGCATCGGAGCGCGGCTGAGTAAGAACCTGCCGGTAGATGACAAAGCCAAGGGCAGGTATGAACGCTGGAAAGCAGAACTTGATGAGAAGAATCTGTGCATTCATTACGACATCAGTTCAGTAGCAGGGTTCCACTATGTAGCACGACGGGATAAGGATGGCTTGGTTCGGATACCCGAACCGCTTGACCATGCTTCCTAGTCGCGGCTCCTGATGTCGCCGCTCCATGCCGGAATCTGATTTTAGGAAATGCCCCCCTACCCCCCACGACAAAATTCGTGGCAGGACAGGGAAGCAAACCTCGATCCGGCTATGCCGTTTATCGTCATTTGAGGTTTCGCCCCCACCATTTCTGGCTCCGTCAGATTAGTGCAGGAGTTGTATCAATCTTCTGCGACACGCCGACATTGATGAAAGCACTTGCGTTCGGCTTTCGTCGTGCATACTGTTCTCTATGCACGGATGTTGGGGGAGAAAAGCATGACCAGGATGTACCTGTCTGAGGACTGCTCGCATGTCCTCGTCCTGTACCCGTGGTACACGGATCAAGAAGAAGTCAAAGATGAACTCAACCTTGCTGCTCGCATGGGATTCTCCCTCGTGACTGAGCAAGGGAATTGCGACGGCCTGAGCGCCGAAGGCTGCGATGATTGGGACTACATACAAGTGGAGGCACCCCTTGGCTGAACGACCAACACACCTGTCACACAGTCAGGTCACGACCTGGCTCCGGTGCCAGCACCAGTGGTACTTGGAGAAGGTTGAGCAGGTGGATCGCAAGCCAGCCGTGTATCTATGCGCCGGTAGTGCGATCCACTCTGTCATCGAGCAACTGAACAAGGGTTTTTATTTGGAGCAGGTGCAGGGTGATAGAGGGATCTAATCTCTATGCACGCCCTTCGAGGTACTGCCCCAACTGTCTGGGTGACACGTTCGTCACTCACGTTCGCTTCGACGAGCAGGGGCAGATCTCTTGGTACCTGACCCGCGACCTGCACTACGTCAAGTGCGTCGCCTGCGACTACCCCGTGACCCTGCCAACCGAGATTGACCACATTGGAGAGACAAGTGACGCAACTTAGTGAGATGTGGAGCGGTGAGTTCCGCTCCGAACTAGCCAAGGCTGAGACCGATAGCGGCTACCCAGTCTCAGAGTTCAAGGTCGGTGGTCGTAAGACCAAGGCTCTGCCTGACGGTGAAGACGTTGACTTCTGGATGAACGAGGGTCTTCGACAAATCGAAGATTACGTCAAGTGGTACGAGGAAAGTGGTTGGCGCGTAGCGACCATGCCCGACGACCGGCCTGGAATCGAGTGGGGTGTTGAGACGCAGTTCGGTGGCGTGCCGATCAAGATGTTCGTCGATGGAATCTTCCAAGACGAGCGAGATCAGCATTGGATTGTTGACTTCAAGACAGGCAAGAACACTCCGCACTCTGCGTTGCAGTTAGCCCTGTATCGAGCCGGTATCAAGCGAGCGACCGGCATGGAGATTGACCGTGGCGCGTACTACATGACGCGCAAGGGAGAGATCGGCGACCGGATCGACCTGTCCCATTGGGATGAAGACTTCTTTGACGGCTGGTTCTCCACCACGCACGCTCAAATGTCTCTCGGTCTCTTCGCTCCGAACGTTGACATGCATTGCGGCTGGTGCTCCGTCAAGGACTACTGCCAAGCAGCCAACGGATTTTTGTCAGATAAATACCCCCTCCAAATGAAAGGAAACAAATGAGCGCGAACGAACACCTGTTCTCGTACACAACCAAGGTCGGTCGTGGTAACGACCTACTCACCGCCCGTGGTGACACCGAAGAAGAGTTTCTTGCGTCATACGAATCTCTGCTTCGCATCAAGGAGCGCATCGAAGGTCAGGCTCCTACCGTTGAGCAGGCGACACAGAATCTCAAGGATGCAGGTGTCGTTGCCAGCGATGACGGTGACCAGAACGGGACGGAATACGACGGTCGTGTCGATAAGAAGTTCGACAACACTTGGTTCGTCTACGACCGCTCGAACGCACCGCTTACCGATGCTGGTGAGAAAGCAGTCTTGAAGTGGTCTCGCGCTCAACAGTCAGGAAACATGTACTCCCAATGGGTGACTCCTGACGTTGCCAGCGGAAAGATCCGTGGTCAGGCTGCCAAGAGCGCATGGATGAAATGGACTCCTGACAAGTACGACACTTCCGATCTGCCGAAGTTGCCCGTTACGTCGTGAGAAGTCTTCTTCAGGTTGTTGTTGCCGGTTCGGAGGCAGGCGAAGAACTGCCTCCGTTCCTGCCTCTCGTTCACGAAGCGGGTATCCGCTTTAGGCGTGGGCAACTGCATGTCTTAGCAGGACAGCCTGGTCGAGGAAAAACTCTTGCTGCTCTTTGGTACGCCATAACCAGCGGAGTCGAGTGCTTGTACTTCAGCGCCGACTCTGACGAAGGAACGATTGTTAATCGTGCCCTTGCTGTGCATATGAAAGAGACGGTATCGACCGTCAAGAAGATGCGTGCGTTCGACGAGGACGACCCCGCAATGGTTGACAGCCTGTGGGATCTGTCCAACCGCATCAGGATTCAGACCAACCCAGCACCAACGCTCGATGACATTTACGAAGAGTGCTACGCCTGGATTGAGATGTTCGGGCGATGCCCCGAACTGATCGTTGTAGATAACTTGTCGAATATCCAGGCCATGCACGACAACGAGTGGACTGGACTGCGTGATGGGCTTCGTGCTCTTCACACCCTTGCCCGAGACACGCTCAGCGCCGTACTCGTCTTGCATCACACATCTGAAAGCCAAGGACAACCAACGCAGCCTTCACCTATGAAGGCAACGATGGGAAAGGTCAACGCCCTTCCCGAGGTAATCCTCACTATCGCAATGGATGGGCCTCGCTACCACATTGCGGCGGTCAAGAACCGAGACGGCAAGGCAGACCCATACGCAGATGATCCGGTCACGGTGTACGTCGATCCTGAATCCATGTCTCTATTCAACACTTTGCAAGATCTTGAGACCGCCAAGAAGAGGCGTGAATGGATTGGGTAGAGCAAGCAACGTGTCGATCGGTTGACCCAGAAGTTTGGTTTCCCGACTACCCAGGACAGGAATGGGATGCCGTCAAGATCTGCGCCCAATGCCCAGTCCAGAAGGAATGTATGACTGCATCATTCGATCAAGAAGAAGAGTTCGGAGTATGGGGTGGCATGACCCATTGGGATCGAGTGACCCTCCTGCCCAAGTACAAGAAGCGAGCGAAGCCTGACCGCTCACTACTAGTAGATCAGATGCTTCAGCGGATAGACGCAGCGATTGAGAATCATGCGGCTCACAAGAAAGCGGTCAATGATCGGCGACTAGAGCGCAACGCACGGAATAACCAGCGGATTCGAGATGAGTTGAAGTCAAGAGGGCTGAATTCGAGGGGCAAGAAATGAGTTCCTACAACAAGGCAAAGGGAACGAAGTTCGAGGTTGACCTAGAGGATTACCTCAACGAAGCATTGATGAAGGCACGGCGCTTACCCCGTGCCGGAGCAAAAGATATCGGCGATGTCGCTCTCATACTGAAGGCGCTGACCATCGTTATCGAAGCCAAGAACGTGAAGAAGCAAGACATGAGTGAGTGGCTTCGTCAAGCAGATGTCGAATCATGCAACTACGAACTGAAGTACGGAGTTCCCACGATCCCTGTTGTTGCTACGAAGACCAGGCAGAAAGGCATCGGTGAGGCCAGGGTCACCATGAATCTGGACACGCTTCTTGAGTTGATACGGATGCTGGGTGAATCGTGAGCCAAGAAGACGACCTGATTGCTGTGCTCGAACATTACGAACTACCCGAACCAGGGTACGGCGAGCGAGCGTACAACTGCCCAAGCCACGACGACGCTCATGCGTCGGCATCAATCAATAGAAGTAAAGGTGTCTGGTTCTGTCACGCCTGCGGGTCAGGCGGGACTGCTGCACAGATAGTTATGGATAGGGAGGGCATCACTTACGTCGAGGCCATGCGTTACATCGAGGCTTTGACAGGAAGAAAGTCTGCTCCGACTAGGCGATCAGTAAAGAAACAAAGTAAACGCTGGGTTCCTCCGACTCTACGCAGGGTGATCTAGGGATATGCGACTGACAATGGATGCCCTCGGTTGGACTCTCGACATTCACCTGTCCCTCACTTCCGAAGTCGAGGAAGAGGCAGGCACAGACAAGTTGGGGACGAGCGACCACACGCTCGCTGGTTTCGCACCAGACCCAGCCTTCATCGACCGCTACCCCGAAGAGGACGAATGATAGAAGCATTGGTATTGGCAGCAGTGATGGGCGGTGGCCCCGATCATCACACCCTGCACACACAAGAGATCAGCATTAAGAAGCCACACAAGGGCGCGTTCTCAGATGTGATAACTGAGGCAGCCAAGGTGCCTAAGAAATGGAAGCCGTTCGCAGCGTGCGTACTTGACCGCGAAAGCGGAGGCACACTCGACAACGTTCAATCAGGAGTTCGTGCGCGTAACCCGAGGTCTTCTGCCTCGGGACGCTGGCAGTTTCTTAACTCGCAATGGAATCACGGGCTGCCCTACGCAGTCTCACGCGAACTGAAAAGAAACGGGATGCCCAAGGAGCACGCCAAAAAGATTCGCATAGAACTACAACAGCGTCCCATCCACACCTGGCATGGCTACTGGCAAGACATAGGTTTCGTCGCCACCGTTACCGGCGGCGGCTGGTTTCATTGGAATGGAGGTAAAGGGTGCAACTCGAAACGACCGTGACTTGTCCTCATTGTGGAGGGCCAACGAATAGAGATTGCTACCGATTGCTGGTTAGGTGCGTAAGCCGTGACTGCGGCAGGTACTCGATCAGGCCCGATCTACCCAGCAATGAGTTGCCCCTTTTCGACTGGCCTGCCAGGGACAGGAAGCGTAATCGGTAATGGATTTCGATGAGTGGTTTGTTCATGGCTTGAAGATGGGCTGGGTCAGCGATCCAGTCTGCATAGAACATGACCCACTCCCATTGCGTGAATGGGAAGAGGAAGCCTTGTACACGGGTGAAGAGGTCTGCGCGATGGTAGTTCGCATTTGGCATGACGGAACAGAGATCGAACCTCGAACTCTTTGGGAGGTGTTTAGTGATGAAGCCGAATCAGTCGATGATTGATATGTGGACTCGGGCTGCTGATGCCTACCACGAAGCCATGCCTGGTTCACCAGCCGAGGAGTACCTGCGGAAGCGGGGCTTGAGCGAGGGTATTCAACAGTTCAAACTTGGGTACGTCGATGTCGTTGCTCCTGGTCACGAAGACAGATTCCGTGGCACCTTGTCGATTCCCTACTGCACTCCCAGCGGGGTTGTTGCTTACAAGTTCAGGCGGCTGGCTTCGGATGACTTACCGAAATACGACTCCCCTTCCGGTCAGCGTCAGCATCTCTTCAACGTTTCCGCTCTGCATCAGAGTGTCAGTTGGGTGCTGGTGGTGGAGGGGGAACTGGACGCTGTGGCAGCCACCGTCGCTGGGTTCCCTGCTGTCGCTAGTCCTGGCGTGAACGGCTGGAAACCGCACTTCACTCGCTGCTTCGACGGGTTCAGCAAGGTGGTCGTGGTCACCGACAACGATCAGAAGGAAGGCAACGACCGTAATCCTGGGGATGAGTTCGGCAAGTTCTTAGCCGAAACTATTCCGAATGCTATCCGCGTGTCGCTGCCTGCTGGACAGGATGTAAATAGTACAATTCAGACATACGGTAGCGAGCACTTTTCTGATCTGATCGGTCAGCAATTGGAGGACTCGTGACCATTCCCACTCCACCACCCCCCACGCCACCTCACTTCGGGCTTACGCCCGAGCAGTTTGCTAGTTACCACAGACGAGCGTGCGCCTACTCACGCTTCAGGCTTCTCGATGCTGGCTCCCGTGAATACGACGAGGGCACTCATCAGAAGATGGAAGAGTTCGACCCACACCGAATCCTTCTTGAACTACGACAAGAAGTGGCTGATGCGATCACATATCTCGTCGGCCTTGACCTGACTATCGCCAGGTGGTCAGACAAGATCGGAGAAGTTGAATGATTCCAAGCGTCGTATTCGACATAGAGACGACCGACCTTAAAGGACTGATGGGGAGAATGCTTTGCGTTTCATTCCTCGATGGTCAGACAGGTGAAGTCACCACCTTCCGTGCTGATGAGCAGCCCTGGAAGGGGCGAACCAAGATAGACGACAAGAAACTAGCCGTCGCCTGTCGCAACCACCTTGAGAAATACAAACTCATCGTCGGTCACAACTCGAAGTTGTTCGATGTGCCATTCGTGAACGCTCGACTAGCCAAGCACGGAGAGCGACCCATTCATGTCGAGTGGCACATGGATACCCGCTGGTATTTGAACTCAGCCTCGATGCGTATTGGTTCCGCTAAGTTGGATAACGCGCAGAAGTTCTTCGACTTAGGTGAAGCCAAGACTCCGATCTCTTGGGAGCAATGGCAGTTAGCGGCGACGCTGGATAAGGGTGCGATGGATGAGGTTGTCGTCCATTGCGAGCAGGACGTAAAGGTTCTCGCTGAACTGGTTCCACATGTTCTCCCTTATGTGAAGAATCTTCACCGCTAGGTGCAGCATGAATGAGGGACTTACAACTGAAGAGTGGCAGGCAGTAACAGAGGTAGCGGCTGTCGCAACTAACGCTGTGATGCTCAGGTTCAACAAGTACGTCGAGGCTGCTGATGTCAGGCAAGAGTGCCTGCTTGCTGCCGCCTTGAAAGAGAACAAGATCGTGGGCTGGCTCAGACAAGAGGGCGACTCGGAAGTGAAGCGCGGTGAGCGTTCACTCCTGAAGTTCCTGCAAAAGAAAGCCGAAGTGTATGCCCGTACACAGAAAGCAGAGGCTCTTGGCTACCAGTTGGAAGATGAATACTTCTACGAGTCTGGCCTGATCGAAGCCTTGATCGCTGTGATGGCAACCGGAGACTATGAACTAGCGGGTCAGATACTTGACCCCGCTGACGTTGGTGGTCGAAGAAAGAAAACTTTGGCAAGTGAAGGCAACAACATCATTGCCCTCGTCTCTGACGCTAACTCTGCATTCAAGAAACTCAGCAGTCGAGACCAACAAATACTCATGTGGAAGTTTGGTAACGGCTTGAGTAGTCAGGAGATTGCTGACCAGTTGGGTGTGACTCGGCAGCGCATAGACCAACTCCTTCGTCGAGGAGTTAGGAAAATGATTGAGTCGTTGGGTGGGGCCAACCCTCGGTCATAACAACTGAATAGGGAGAGGGGACGTGCTCTGTGTGGGGTAGCACGTCCCCCCTCTTGTTAGGCAGGGACGAGGCGCAGGTACTATCTCGCCTACCAGGAGCGGGGGTCGCTCAACTGGCAAGGTCATGGATGTCCTTGGCCCGAGTATCATTGGCTTTTACGCCTCGCCCCTTAGTCAAGGTTGGCTAACCATTCAGGGTTCCTCAGTCGTATGACTTCAAGACCCGTACCTGTCCGGTCTTCGGTTGATCCGCACAACTTCTTTGCCGCTGTCCTGGCTGGCTTCTCTGTCGTCCATGTGCCGATCCCTAGGATCGGTGTCTTCGGGTCGAGGCGTGCGACGATGGCCCACCTTTCCCGACCCTGCTCGATCTCCATGACTGCATCGACAATCTCCATTGCCATCTCGATTGCCTCTTCGCTTGGCTCAGGTTCGAGGATCTTTGCCACGGCTTTGACTGACCTGCTGTTTCGAGATGGCATCAGCCCTCCCCTCTGTGTATCCGTGTTCCTTGCCGACGAGGTAGCCGTCGTGATGTACGACGACTACCCCGACAACAATGCCAATCATTATCAGAATGATAGCAAGTCCCTCACTCACCCTGCACTCTCCCCACCTTGTTCCAACAGCCACAACAGGTAAGACTCCTGGGACTTGATGGTCACCTCGTAACCCTCACGCGCCATCTTCATCACGGCACTAGCCACGATTGCGTCAGCATGGGGGCCGTCCTCGACCACACCAAAACTGAATGCCTTCGAGTCCCATATCTCGGGAACGAACGGGTCGCTTTCCCAGTAGGTTCCACGGTCGCTATCAACTTCATAGACAGTTACTTCTTTCATCCTGCCATCTCCTTCATGTCACGCCAGTAGTCTCTGGCTAGTTCATCGAACACATCTCGTGGGTGCAAGTTCACCTGCTGTGAGATGACTTGCACTCCAATCAACCTCTCCGAGAACTCGCTCAACACATAGTCGATTGACTTCTCGTAGAACATTTGCAACTTGGATGAGACTTCCATCCATGATGACGAGTACCTGACGGTCTCGACAATGAACCGATGAGTTGCCTCATCGTTATCCCATACGAGACCGATGTCTCTTACTGCTTGGTCGGTGCTATTCATACCTTTGCTCCTTCTTTTATGTGTTCGAGAACCAGCAATAGATCACTGGCGATGATGGCTGCGTAGTTGTATTGGTTCGCTTCGATGGCGTGGGTCACTGATGCGAGGTGTTGCCTCGCCAACTTGTGAGAGCAGTGAGTCCAACCCTGATCGCACAAACCACAAACCCACTCGTCACTGTTCATACCGTCTCCTTCACTGGTGCTGGTAGTGCCTCGATGATGCGGTGGTGCCACATCCAGAAGTTGTTTTCCAACCGCTCACCGAAGGTGCGAACGTGATCCTTGAAGTCGATCAGGTTCGGCTCGTAGATCCCCTTCATTGGCTTGTCGCCTGGGTTGACTGCGATATCCCGCAGTAACCTCCAACCCAGTTCGACTGTGTTAGATCCCGAGTAACCACACATGAGCGGGATGAGGATGCGCTGGTCAGGCTGACTGCGCCAACCAACACCCTCTGTGCAGATGACTGCCCATTGTTGCTCGGGTATGTACCCGTTCTCATCTTCAACAGGCTCGACCTCGGTGAACACCAAGTCGTAGGCCAAGCCCCAGCCTTCATGTCTTACGTCTTGCATGGATTTGCCGAACTGTGCAGCGAACACCTTCAACGCTGCTGTCTCGGTGCGCTTCTTATCAAGTAGGTAAACCAACTTGCTCTCTCGTTCTGCGTATCTACTCATTTGTCTTTCCCTTTCTTTTCATGGCACTTGCAAGTGCAAGTGACCTCAATCCCAAGGACGATCCCTGGGCCTGGACAACGGTCACAATCTGGCTGTTGACCGTGGTGTTTCTTGCAGTAACTACTGACAGGCATGACTACTCCTTACATCACCCTGCATTGTGACTGAAGATGATCGAGCAGTTCGCCTTTGAGTTGCTGGTTCTTGTAGGTACGGAGGCAGTCGAGTGCAGCATGAGTGCTCATGCTTACCTTCTTGTACCCCACAACATCATGGATGGATCTCGCTTGAGTGAGGATCTCTAAATGTGGTGGAGCAAACATCCGTGCCCTACCCCGCAGTTGCGGGTCACGCAGAATGTCAGTCGCTATCTCTGCGATAGGCCGTCGGACCATAGAACACCTCCGTTACTTCATCTAATGGAACGATGCGCTCGTCGATGCGGTCGATGACCGCTTGCCATGCGGCAGCGATGAGCACTTCGCTTAGTGATACCTCGTCCTCGATGAATGTCTCGTGGACAAGTTCACCGTCTTGCGTTACTTCAACGTGGTACATCATCCTCCTTTACAAAGCCGCACTCGGGACAGCACCAAGCGCAGGACGTTGGACATTCGCTGTCGTCCAGACAATCCATTCCAGTTTGAGTTTGCTTCTTGCACTCGTAACAGTAACTCGTCTGCTCTTCTGTGTCTAACATTTGCCTCACCTACCCTGCAATCTCTTCGTTGCAATCGGGACACAGCCACCCTGTTAGGTGCTGGTCTGTTCTGTCACACATGGCGCACATCGCATCAGGTGGATAGGCCATCACGCCTTCTCCTTTTACCATTGTGGGCTGAACTCTCCCCTGCTCATTACTGCTACAGGGTGCTGAGCGTTCGGGTCGATGTCGGGATCAACGTCGTCATCTTCTTCATCTTCGATGTCATCGAGGTAGCACCAGCCGTGCTCATGTTCACAACCAACATGCTTATTGATGTAGTCGTAATCGGGTGTGTAATCGCAACCCAAGCCGTCGGTGTGACCGCAGCATGGGTAATCCTCGCACCTACTCATCATCCTCCACCTCGTCTTCCTCTTCTTCCTTGTGTGTTGTCCATACCTCGGCAACCATCTCAACGTCGTTGATAGCCTGCTCAAGTGCTTCCTGGTGTGCGTCGCTTTCGTTATACTCTTCGATTGTGTATGTGTCGGTGTAGTGCAACCTAACTTTCACTTCATAAGTATTCACTTACTCAACCTCCTTATCTAGTTCTTCTTGATGATCTTTGATTGCTTGCCTCAAGTGATCCTCGATAGCGAGGAGGACCACGATGGTCATGCGTGTAAGGATTGACTGGAATGGAGTGAAC